CGCGGCTACAAAATCCGCGGGGGGAGGGGGGCATTGTTATAAAAAGTATGAGGGTGGGTATCGAGTGTGTGACACAGAGTGTAAGGGGTCCCCACCTCCCTTTGTCGTAGTTTTGGGTGGGTGGGTCTGTTATCAGGATGACAACTAACATTGTTAGGCCATCTCCCCCCAAGAGAAATTATTGTTTCCCTAAAAACTTGCATTTCGTGGTACAAAATGGTATAATCCAGTCATGCAAACAAGATAACCTTGTATGTATGCTCAAGATAGGTAGCGCGGTTTTGCAAACCTAACAAATGTTAGAAAAGGTTAGAGTATGGATACCATCCAAAACGTGTCAGTAGTTTCCCCCATCGCCCAAGGCGTCAACAGTTTGATCGATTCTCGCACCGCCTTAGTCGGCGCGGCCAAGAAAACCGGTCAAGTGGTCAAAGTGTATGCAATGGCCTTGTGTTCAGCCTTTGACCTCACCGACAATCAGGGTCAAGTTACCACCAAATGGTTCGACCTCAAGGGCGCGCTGAAAAAAGGCGTCAACGCTGAGCGAGAGGCATTTGTGGCCGCGATGACAAATGAGGGTTTCGGTAAACCGACCATTGACGTTTATTGGCAACGTGTCAAGGAAGCATCGGGTTACATCACCGCCGGAAACCGCGTCAAAGGTGCGATGAATGTCGATGACAAGACCAAGGCCGAGTTGCAAACCATGATAAACCGAATCTTCAAGGCCGAAGAAGATGGGGTTTCATGCTACGCAAGCGAGCACAAGGCCACGCTGATGGATATCTTTGCCGACCTTGGCGGTGATATCGACAAACTGGGCTGATAGGATGAACCTGGGGGAAACCCCAGGTTCTAACAAATGTTAGAAAACCGGAGAATTGAAATGGTTATCACCGAAGAACAAGCCTTCATGGTTATCACTGCAATGTCAGTGAAAGAAGATGAAGTTCATTTGTGCTCAGATGAATATCTATTTTTGATTGAGTTGGCAAAATTTATTGACCCTGAGCGCGAAAGGTTTGCAAGGAATATTAAACAATGGGAAAAACAAGCAAAGCTGGAAAAAGCCGCTGAAGAGTCAATGCAGAATAGATGGGAAACCGAAGACGAAAACGAACGACAAGCCGAAGTTTATTGGGAGTCTTTTTACAATCACTAACCCCTACACTCGCACCCCCAAGCCCGCATCATGCGGGCTTTTTTGTTTGCCCGTTCTAACATTGTTAGGTCGGGCTTTTTTGTTGGGGAAACATAACATTGTTAGGGTTAACCCGAGTTTTTCTTGCACCAGTTCTTCGGGTGGGCGTAGCGATGGGCAATGTTACGGAACCTAACAGTTGTTAGAGCAGACGGAGATGATTCTTGCACCAGTTCTTCGGGTGGGCGTAGCAACCTAACAAATGTTATGTTGTTATGTTTCGGAGTTGTAATGTTATAACGTACCACACGTAAGTTGTTGATTTTAAAGCATTGTTATATGTTACAATGTTACGCGGGGTGTATGAAGATCCGTCAAGTTCCGAGCAAGGCAGAAAGCGCAATTTGCACCACACACCAAAAGCCACCAGCCTCGTATACCCTTTTTCTCTAATAACATTATAACATATACATATACAAACACTCTAACCCCATGATTCCATTGAAGTTTTTGCGTTATGTTTTTGCGTTACGTTTTCCCCTTTGTTACATAAATTCCGTAACTTTGGTCGCAAATCAAAGACAGCCCTTCAGCTAAAAACTTGACAAGTCTGTAACTTTGTGGTATAATATAAGTTGGTTAGGTAGAATGTAACAAAGCCCGACCAACAACCCAAAATCTAACATTTGTTAGATTCAACCCAAGAAAGGCAAACCATGACCACCAATGAGTTCGACACCGCAGACGGCAAGTTCACCATCAAAAGCTACGGCAACGGCTGGGCGTATGAAGTTACCTGCAACACCACTGGCGACAGCGTGTGGGTTCAAGATGATGACGCACACCAACTGCAAACCCAAACCAACGACTTTGAGGACACCTGCGTTCTCGCCTACTACTTGGAGGGACACTTCAGCTAAAAACTTGACAAACCCATAACTTTGTGGTATAATATAAGCTGGTTCGGTGGATTGTGTTTGTTGTGTGTCAGTCCCCGTTGAGCCTATCGGCCAACAACCCCGAACCTAACAACTGTTAGAAAGGTTAGATGATGATGGACTTAGACTGGAAAGAATGTATCGACTGCGGCGATGACGTACCGACCGCAAGGTACCAAGCGTTTTGCATCTTCTGTGAACGCGACCGAGAACACAGCGCCCAAGAGGAACGCACATCGTGGTGCATTGTGCAGGAATACACCAAAGGTAATTATCAGTACGTTACCGCTACTTCAGCACCTGCAACGTTGAAGAACACTAACCAGAAGCACACGAGGGGGGAGATGTGATGAGCGATTTACAGATTTTGATTCAAGAGGTGGCGAAGGTCGCCCTTGACCACGGAAACCTGCACCTTGGTGATCGCACCTTGGTTGAATTGATTAGTGCCGAACTTGGTGTTCCCGTCGAGGAACTCGACCAAGTATCAGCGTATCTTGAACGTGCATTGAGGAACTAACAAATGTTAGATTTTGACCTAGACCAGACCGAGCGCCTACACAAGCTGTTGCAAGCGATAGACGAGGACTTGCGCAACTACCTGCGCGACCCAGATGGAATCCATCCCGAGTACTTTGAAGATGTCCATCATGCCGTGACCGAGGTCATGGAGTTGTGCGGTGTAGAGGCAACCGAGGAGGAGGGGGAATGAAGAAAAAGTGGATTAAGCCCGGCCCCATGACTGGGTATCCCCCCGGCTTACTGCAAGACGATGACCCTCAGTTGTCGAAGTGGTTCGCCTCGCGCCTTGATGCGCGGCGCGTGGTTCGTAATGTATGTAAGGAGATCGAAGATGAACGACTACAAATTGTCCGAGCGCGTACTGCGCGTGGTGTTTTTGGTTGCACTTATTGTGGTATGTATTGATGTGCTGATTTGGAGGGTCTAACAAATGTTAGAAATCAAAGCACCGGGGATGCCCGACATGCTGGTATCCATCTATGACCAGTACAAGTTGCTCGAGCCCTATCGTCCGTGGGAAGGTGAGCCCGACAACGCCGAGTGGGTGGACGCAGAGACTGGACTGTGTGGGCGCATCTGGCGCAACGAGATAACGCACACGCTTTGCGGTTACGTGGGTGTAACCACTGGGGACTTGGTAGGGGTGGACTACAACCGCTTGGATATGGGCAACGACTACTCTCCGCATGGCGGGCTGACGTACAGCGGCAGGGAGGGCAACGTGTGGTGGTTCGGGTTCGACTGTGCCCACAGCGAGGACTTTTTGCCCGGACTCTACATCAAGATGCGCATGGTCAACCACAGCGGGAAGGCTTCATGGCCTCCGACTACGAACTACCGCACATGGGAGTTTGTGGATGCTGAGATACGCAAAATGATGGGGGGCATAGCTCTTGGGAAATACACAATCGAAGACGAAAAAGGAGACTAACAGATGTTAGATCAAGAGATAACCATCCAGATCAAGAACGTGTACGGCGAGGACAAGGCATACCCTGTATGCCCCAAAGCCAAACTGTTCACCGACATTGCAGGAACCAAGACCCTGCGCCCCGCCGACCTCCACTACATCAAGCAGTTGGGGTACAAAATAACCGTGAAACAACAGGAGTGGAGAGCATGAAAGCGAGTGAAATAGAACCAAATAGTTGGTATCACGGACTTAGCAAACCTAAGACTCGCATGTTCATGCGCAAGTGGGAGAGCATTCTCAAGAATGCGCGTCTCATGGAAGAGACCCTGCTTACGCTGATGAACAACCCTGAGACCACGCCCGAGCAGTTGGTTATAGCTTCTAAGCTATACACAAATGTAACAAAGCAGTTGCACGACCACGCCACGGTTATTGATGTATTCATTTACCACGGACACAAACTTATCCACATGGTGAGTTGCCCTGCGTACAAAACAGGCATCGAAGACCACTGTGTATGCAAAGACTGGCAAGAAGGAGACTAACAAATGTTAGCTAGATACTACGTGACAGGGTGGTGCGACAGATTCGGGCAATGGGTTGCCGAGTCGATCGAATGCCGCAGTAAACAGGTGGCCAAGGAGATGTTCAAGACAACATATCCAACGCTGAAAAAACTCAAGGCGTACCGAGTACGCGCACAGGGGGAGTGATGGAGGGGATACCAAAGACATTGGAGGGAGACGATTGGTGCATCACGGGGTTCACGAATGACGACGGAAGCAAAGAATTGCTCATACGCCGCAAGTACCAATGGGAGGCACAGATATTGAAGCGTAAGTGGGAGTATTTAGCCGAAGGGCTGACACACGCCAAGGCAATGGAATTCATTAAACTTTTTGAAGGAGCATGAGATGGGATATTCAACAGTGAAGAGAGTACCGAGGGTGTTTGACCCTAGACACGCCAAACAGGTACACGACAACGCCGTACCAATCAGGGGGCGGTCTCCCGAGATTCGACCCTTGGGCGACCGCAGGGATGTGGACAACTACTCTGTGCGCATGAACGGCGAGGATGTGGAGTTTGTTTTGTACAAAACCCCGGTCATCACATACAAGCCCGATGGGGTGATCGTGCTACGCACCGATGGGTGGGCGAGTGTGTCATCGCACCAATTCATCCAACAAGTGTTAGGCATACCTGCGCGTGGGAAGAGTGGGAGCAGTGTCCTCATTGTGAATGGGCAGCATTACACCATGACAGGCGACAACACGCTGACGCTGGGCCATAAGGGAACTGGCGCATGGAGAGTGCTAGAGCATGAAACGCTGTATGGATACAAGGCTAGTCGCAAGGCTCTAACAAATGTTAGATCGCGCTATTCTGAATTCCGCAAGTATCTGGGTGGGTTCATAAACCTGCGCCAAAAGGAGCATGTGTTACATCAGGGCAGGGCATACGAGCGAAGGTTCAATAGAATCAATTTCGGCGTACAGGAGGCGGTTAATCTGTTTGGTGTGATGGACAGCACGTACAACGATGCCAAAGCACTGAACCGCGAGAAGACCGACTGCATCTTTGGCAAGCCGACAAAGCTGTATTACTTCAACCCAACGGAGACGCAGAAGCAAGACCACCGCGATGCGATACGCAAGTATGAGGAGAACATGAAGGCGTTCACCGAGACGATCGTAAACGGACAGCCCGAGGATGTGAAACACGATAACTTCTACCGAGGTGCGATGGCGTTATTGGTAGAAGGGTATCGAGAGAGTAGGTCCACCCACAACAACGAGTGGGTACTGCACGACTACGACATGGAGGGGTGGGTCCATGTAGACGAGTGGATGCCCATGATTGACGAGGCCATACTGAAGTACCACGCCGAGGAGGTGCTGGAGCGGGTAGAACTGGAGGTAGGGAAAACCCCCAACCCGAAGTATGCGGCTTGGATATCAGAGATAGTGTGACCTATAAACTTGACATATCCATAACATTGTGGTATAATATAGGTTGGTTAGTAGAAGTGTGTTCGTTAGTTTTTTGTAACCCGCCGAATCTAACAACTGTTAGAAACGGCACATCAGATGGAGTTTGAAAATGTCAGAAGTAACTTTCGGAAAAACTGTGACCTTGAAGCAAGCGGCAACGCTTATCAAAACGAACCCGACCACGAGGTTCATGCTACGAGGTGAACCTGGGATTGGCAAGTCATCCTTGCTGGAGTCAATCGCTGGAGACCTTGGGTGCGACTATGCGTATATTGACGTACCCAATATGGACTTGGGCGACATCGCAATGCCTGTGATCGACCATGAGACCAAGACCACCCGCTACTACCCCAATGCGCGGTTCGGTGTGCATACTGGCAAGCCCATGCTCATCATGCTGGACGAATTCAGTAAGGGTGCAGACCCTGTGAAGAACATGCTCCACCCCATGCTTGAGAAGGCGAACCCTCGCCTGGGTGATATCCCGCTGAACAACAAGACTGTGGTATTCATGACTGGCAACCTGAGCACCGATGGTGTGGGCGATGCGTTGAAGGCGCACAGCTTGAATCGCATTGTGTCTCTCAACGTAGCCAAGCCCGATGCCGAGGCGTGGATTGAGTGGGCTATCAACAAGGGTATCGAGCCCGAGGTGATTGCATGGGTGAATCGTTTCCCTCATGTGCTGGCAAGCTACACCGATGGTGGGCAAGCCGACAACCCCTACATCTTCAACCCCCGCAAGACTATGACGGCGTTCGTAACTCCACGCTCATTGGAGACTGCATCTAACATTGTTAGAACTCGCAGAGAGAACGACACCGACTCAGTTATCGCGGCGTTGACAGGTGCAATCGGTGAGAGCGGTGCGCGGGACATGCAAGCGTACATCGAATTCTCCGATCAGTTGCCCACATGGGAGGCGACCATCCGAGACCCTAAGCACACCAAGGTACCCACAAGCCCTGGCGCGTGTGCGATTGTGGTGTTCGGAGCCATTGCACGTATCGACAAGCAAAGCATCACCCCATTCATGGAGTATGTGGAGCGGTTCGATGCCGAGTGGCAAGCCGTGTTCGCTATCAACATTGCGAAGAACCGCGACAAGCAAGCCATTGCGTTCAGTTGCAAGGCATTCAGCGAGTGGGTAGCAAAGAATCAGGACTTGTTGTGAGATACCACATACAGGGCACGCAAGTATTAGGGTTCTATGTTATGGATGGGTATCAATGGATATTCAAACATGAAGATAGAGGTGCTTGCGAAGCCGTAATTAAATTATTAACAGAAGGAGCTAACAAATGTTAGAAGAACGCAAAGTGCAGAAGGCAAAGATCAGTTTGATGCGCAATTCCAAATTCGCATTGCTGAGTGGCATCCTGATGGTTGGGCGTACCAGAGTGGATGACAACATCCCGACCGCCTGTACCAATGGGCGAGACGAGCGGTATGGGCGCGAGTTTGTGAAGAAGCTACGCGACCCCGAATTGGCGTTTGTGGTGGCGCATGAGAACGCGCACAAGATGTATCGGCATCTCACTACATGGCGCAAGTTGCATGATGAGAATTTCCGCCTGGCGAATTCCGCTTGTGACTACGTGATTAACCTCATGCTCAAGGACTTGGACCCGAGCGAGACAGTGATTGCCATGCCACGCTACACCGATGGCCCGAACAAGGGCAAGGTGATGGGCTTGGTGGACGAGCGATTCCGAGGTATGAACGCCAAGCAAGTGTTCGACATTCTCAAGGAGGAGGATGAGGGCGGTGGCGGCGGTGGTGGTGACGGCGATGGGTTCGATGACCACGACTGGGATGGTGCGAAGGACATGACCGAGGAAGAGAAGAAGGTACTTGCACGAGAGATTGACCAAGCGATACGCCAAGGACTGATTTCTGCCAAGAAGGCGGGAACTGGTACAGGCGGCATGGACCGCGAACTTGAAGGCTTGATGGAGCCCAAGGTGGATTGGCGTGAAGTGTTGCGTGAGTTTGTGAAGTCAACGTGCAGTGCCAAGGACAAGTCCTCATGGCGTAGGGTCAACCGCCGATTCTTATCCACAGGCGTGTATATGCCTACGCTGATTGGTGAGAAGGTTGGTCACTTGGTGGTCGGTATTGACGCATCTGGTTCGGTGGGTGATAAGGAACTTGCCGAGTGTCTGTCCGAGGTTCAGGGTATTGCAGAAGAAGTAAGCCCCGAGATCGTGGACTTAATCTATTGGGATGGCGAAGTGGCGGCGCATGAGACTTACACAGGCGCTACTGTATCGACCATCGTGCAGTCAACCAAGCCAGCGGGCGGTGGGGGTACTTCACCTAGTTGCGTATCCACATATCTCAAGGACAAGAGCATCGTGCCCGAGTGCATCATCATGCTCACCGATGGGTATGTTGGTAGCGATTGGGGTAACGAGTGGACCGCGCCTGTGTTGTGGGTGATCGTGGGGGGTAATGATGAAGTTGCGCCCAATGGCAAGACGATTCATATCCGCGATTGAAATCTGGTATCTAACAAATGTTAGGAGAACGAACATGGTAATTATTGATTTGGGGTATCGCAGTGTGGTGTTGCAAACCGAGGATGCAGTGCGTGTTGCCGAGATTCTGGCAAGGGGCGAGACTTTCGTGGAGAAGTATCGCACCAAGGAAGAGAAAGAGAAGAGCGGCATTGATACCGACTACACCTACCACGTATACCCACAAGAGCAGCCGTTCAGCATGAAGATCATGCCCGACTCGCAGTATCAGATGGCGAAGCTGGCGGGTAAGCCTGTGAAGGAGTGAGTATGAAGATGGGAAAGCTGGACTACTCCGCAAGCCGAGAAGAAGGCTTTGTGAAGATCAACTGGAAAGTTATGCCAACGGATGTAATCATGTTGGACATACTGAGAGATTGGATAGTGGAGTTAGAAGGTATCTACGAAACGAAGCGGGAAGAAGTTTTTAACCAAGGAGAAATGAAATGAGTATCAGTGCATCAGCAGTGTTAGTGGAATTGAACATCAGCGTATGGCCTGCGTCCAAGATCGACCGAGAGATCACGGACAAGGTGAACTCAGATGCAGGGGCGGTGCGTGGGGCATCCCAGACCAAGAAGAACTTGTTTGCGGGTACGAGCCTACGCAAGGACATTGCGGACTTTGCCGCACGAGTGCGCCTGTATCACAACAAGCACACCCTGCCTTGGGCTGACAAGGGTGAGCGCATGTTACCGACTGCGTTGTTCATGGACTACAAGCAGACCATGAATGGGTTTGAGCAGACGTTCAACATGATGTGCAACAACTTCTACATCGAGTACCCGCGCTTGGTTGCCGAGGCACCGACTGCGTTGCAGGGGCTGTACAAGGCAGAGGACTACCCCGAGCTAACAGATGTTAGATTGAAGTTTGGCTTCCGCAGAACAGTCAAGCCTGTGCCCGAGGCCGGTGACTTCCGCTTAGACATTCCTGCGTATGACTTGGAGGAGATGCGCAGCGAGTTTATGTCACAGCAAGACCGCAAGTTGGCAGAGGCAATGCGCGAGCCGTGGGACCGTCTGCATAAGACGTTGGTGGCAATGTCGGAGAAGTTGACTGATGTTGAGGGGGATGACGGCAAGAAGCGTTACCACGACACGTTGCTTACCAATCCTCTGGAACTCTGTTCTCTTTTGACGAAGTTGAACATTACCAATGACCCGAAGTTGGAGGAAGCACGTAGGCAAGTAGAGGTAGCGATGTTGAACGCGGACATGGAGAGCATCAAGGAAGACGCCGACACGCGCAGTGAATTGAAGTCCAAGGTGGACGCAATCATCAATAAGTTTGAATGGTAAGGAGTATTAGATGAAGACAATGGAACTGAGCAACATTGACACCCACAAGCATGGCAAAGTGGACGAGGTTCACGGAACTATTAATCAAGTGGTGTATCGACTGGCAACACTGAACCCACTGTGGACGTTTCGGGTAAAAGACGTAAACACCAACTTTCAGGGTGTCAAGTCAGCGATGGGGTTCGATGTGTTTGAGCAGGGCGAGAAGCTAGGCACGATCGCACGGACGTATAGGGGTGGGACTAATGTGATTGGCATATGCAACGACCGCATTGCCAAAGGGCGTAGCCGTGGGGATACGTATCACACAGAAGATGCAGAGAAGGCCATACTCAAAGCCAAGAAGATGTTCTATCGTTTGAAGCCAGACGAGCGCATCACTCAAGCAACGAAGAGTGCGCATGACGCTATAAACAGCCAGATTTGGAATCGGGAGAGGGCTAAGGCTCAAGAGGAGCAGACCATCCGAAAGGCGGCGCTGGAATACTTCAGCGGTCCGGGGCTTGCACATTTCTTGGAATACATAGGCACACAACCCCCGTCGATAAGTACCCCTATTCTCAAGGCTGTGGAGAAGACTGAGGAGGTGCGAGGTGAGATGCTCACCATTGAGACCATACGCCAACGCTTTGAGAAGGAAGAGGTTGCCCTAGTCATAAAAGATTCGGGTAAGTACTTGGTCAAAGTGCGTGACAATGTACAACTCTACGATGATAATACGCTCCCTCACGAGATGCGTAGTAAGTTGGGTATGTTGAAATTGGTGGAGGCTGAGACATTCCTATCCAACGTAGGGTGTCGTGTCAATGATGAAGTGTTTGTCCTAGTGTTGGATGAGCAGACCTAACAACTGTTAGACAGGAGCAACTGCAATGAAACAACTAAAACTCAAAGCTGTACCCCCGATAGGTACGACATACAAACCGAAGAGTATCTTAGACCCAGCGTTTAAGTACATACCATCGGCGGCAACAGATGTGCAAGCAACATGGATTAAGTTTGGGTGGAAGCCACCCGAGAGGAAAAAAGATGAAAGCAATTCTTGAATTCACATACCCCGAAGATCAGGATAAGCTACGGCACGCACTCAATGGGAGTAGGGCTATCAGCGCATTGATAGACATTCAGGTGGAGGTTCGCAACTACTTCAAGTATGACGCCAATCCACAGGACGTTCTAACAAAAGTTAGAGAACTCACAAACACAGCACTCGCAGAGTGCGGGGAGGAATGATGGAGACGATCGTAACAACGATTCTGCTGGGCGGTCTTGGGTTCATTGTCTGTGGCCTTGTGTTGGTTGGGCTGATGCACTTGTGGTTCTGGATGGATGAGAACGAAAGGGGGGACAGATGAACGCAAATGAAGAACTCACCAAGCTGGTCATGGAAAGCTATGACCAAGGGGTTAAAGATGGGTTTCAAGCAATCTTGCAACTCATCAAGGAACTGCGCCCTGCGATCAAGCCGCTTGAGGGGATGGGCAAAGGCAAGACCCCGCATGAATGGTTTGACATTTTGGTAGCCGCCATTGAGGAAAAGATATGAGCCCAAAAATTGAAGCCCTGATAAAAGCAACTGGATGTGCTGACGTAGGTGAATTGTTTGATCGTTCAATTCGGCTGGGCAGTTATCTGCATCAATTCAAACAGGAGCATGGACGACCAATGACCGCAACCGAAATGAAATACCTTGAAGCGGTGCTACACGCTACACCACCGGAGAGAGCATGACTAAGTTAACTGGAGCCGCCTTTGACCGAGCCGTGGCCCAGGCAATGGGGCTTAAAAGCGTACACAACTGTGAGAAATGGGGAAAAGAAATGAAAGACCCGGAAGACGAAGCATTTGACGAACTTGCGATGAAGCAAGGGCAGTGGAATAACGCCAGTGGCTGGCGCAAGAAACAGATTGCGCATATGGACATGCACAGCCATCCCGCCGAGTTTGTCCACCTGCACCGCAACGACACCATCGAAGAGGTAGCAAAGGAATTGGAGACGAAATTCACTGGCGCGTTTGGTCGTGACACAGTGCAAAGCTTTGTGGCGTACATCCGGGGGATGAAGCGATGATTTATTACACACCTGAAGGACATTGCATCAAGCTGGGTCTGAACTTCAGCCTGACGCAGGGCGGGTTCCGCATGTTGTGGGCTTGGTATGACCTTGCTACCACCACAGTCACTATCTATCGCTTGAGGGTGCGCCTGCACATGGCTCCACGCATCATATGGGAAATCAAGAAATACAACTTAAAAGACATCTATATGGCAGACGCAATGCTGAAAGCGAGAGAGACATGATGCCCCCACCCAGTAAAGAACTGTGCCTGATGATGGCAAAGGTCAACTTTCCCCGCGATGAAAAGCTCAGTTGGACTTGGTTGTTCGCTTGGGGTTTCCACGAAGCGTATGTTGAGGGTTGGTACGAAGGAGTGAAGCTATGAACAAACCAATAGCATGGTACGACCCATCTAATGGCGTGGTCAGTACAGATAGAGACTGTCCTTTGTTCACGCCGCTTGGTCAGGTGTGGCCTTTGCACCCAAAGGGTGAGTGGGTTGGGCTGACGGATGAAGACGACATTGATTGGGAAGAAGGCGGCAATCTGAGGGATTTAGTCAAAGCAATTGAAGCCAGACTCAAGGAAAACAACACATGACACCAGCACAAAACACAACTGCATATATCCAAGGGTTTGAAGATGGAGAAAGATTCACAAAAGCAAAAATTCTTCAGGAGATGGAAAGCGACAAGCGTGAGTGGGTTGATCTGACCGACACGCAAATTGAACAGGTCTACTTTGAAATGGTGAAAGAACACCGGGGCGCACCCATGCCTTGGGGCCAAGTGCAGTTTGGCAGAGCGTTGTTGGAAAAATTCAAAGAGGCGAACACATGAAGGGCGGTGCAAGACCGGGGAGTGGACGCAAGCCCACATTGATCGACGAGCGAAGAGCCTTGAGCCTACACAGGCAGGGGGTATCAATGAGGGAGATTGCCGAGCGGTTCGGCGTGGACATTCAAGTAATCAAGTATTTTTTTAAGAAGCAAAGGAGGTTAGCGAATGACAACGGGAATTGAGGAACTGAAACTGATAAAGCCAAAGAAGGGGCGGGGGTTGGGTAAGAAGCCGCCACTTTTTTGCACGAGCTTGCGTCTACCAAAGGAGGTGATGGATTATTTCAACACCAAATATCCGTATACAAAGCAAGCCAAGATGAGAGAAATTCTTACCGAGTACATCAACAGTCAACAAGGAGCCAACAATGGCAACAACTAAAAAAGTGAAAAAAGTTTCCCGCGCATCCCTGATGCGTCAGTACTACAACGGCAACCCAACGGCTACCGTCAAAGAGGTTGCGGATAAATTCAAGACCTCATATTCGGTTGCGTACATGGTGCGCAAGGAGATGCAGAAGCCAAAGAAGCAACGCGCAGGGAACTTCAAGCGGATAGCAGTGTTCTCAAGCAACAAGTCCATAACAGACAAGATTCGGATGCAAGGCGGGCCAACAGATGAGGAGATGATGAACGCCCCACCAAAGTCCGATCCAGTGAATCATCCTGCCCATTACAAGGTAGGTGGAATCGAGACCATCGACTTCATTGAAGCGAAGTCACTGGGGTACCACCTGGGCAATGCCGTGAAGTACATCACTCGCGCCGACCACAAAGGCAACCGACTGCAAGACTTGCAGAAGGCCAAGTGGTACATCGACCGAGCCATTGAGAAAGCGGGGGCATGATGAAAGACCTCAAAGAAGAGACTTTTATGCAGACGGTGTACGTGCTTAACGGCATCACCTATGTGCCGCACTACCGCAACCCATCGGTTTTTGTTGGCCCCGGCTACCCGCGCTTCACACTTCAGCGGTACTCAGACGCTGATCTGCGTAATGCAGGTGCTCAGCAAGGGGGTTTTCCGTTGTGGAAGCGTAGCAACTACGGCGTTGTAACAGACCAAAAACCGTAGGAAGTGACAGCGATCTAACATTTGTTAGACCAAGGGTAAATCCTAGCCGCCTTCGGGCGGCTTTTTTTCGTCTGGGTGTTGACAAAGTACAAGGTTGTGATACTATGGGGGCTTGAACACAACTGGAGCATTAGATCATGTCAACTTTTGGAAATTCATCCGTAACTTTTGATGGCGATATATTGAAGTGCCCTAAGTGCAGTGAGAATTACTTGCACCATCGCAATACAACAATATTTGAACGCAGCGAAGACGACAAGTTAACAACTGTTATAGCTCAGTCAGAACATGAAGCCCACGTTTCAAGCTTCCCCTCCGCAGATACATGCAACCCTAGTAACCGCAGGAACGGAATACTTATTGAGTTTCAGTGCGAACAATGCCACTACGATTATGGTCACGCAAGTCCTGAGGGCGGGTATGAAGGATGTTTTAGGTTAGCCATAATTCAACACAAAGGCTGTACCTTTGTGGAGTGGGTGTAATGGCAACCACCCCCGAGGCCAAGGTCAAGACAAAGATCAAGGCAATCCTCAAAGCCCACAACGCTTACTACGCCATGCCGATCGGCACTGGCTATGGCAACAGCGGCGTACCCGACTTCCTCTGCTGTGTGAACGGCGAATTTTTGGCGATAGAAGCCAAGGCTGGCAAGGGTGTACCGACTGCACTACAAGAAAAAAACATGCGCGAGATCGAAGCCGCAGGGGGCAGAACTTTGGTCATCAACGAGGAGAGCCTCAGACTGGGCGTACTCGAAGCCATACTGGAGAACATGCAGTGACGAAACTTGCGTATCAATCACTGGTAGATGCTGTACTTTCTACACAAAAACCAAAATACACAATGAGGTTTGTGCATGGCAAGTACAGCATCTATCGAAGCGAGTACCACATTGAATGGGGGGGACGAAGATCAACAACACTAGCCAAAGGGCTAGACAAAACGACAGCAACTGGAATGATGAAACTACTGGAGGACAAAAATGACTGAATTATCCGCAGGTGTACGCGCATTGGTTGGGCGCATGGAATCCAACCCCGAAGAATTTTTTGATGACGCACACAAGTGGCGCTTCATGTTTGGCGATAAATTCCGCGAGGTGATGACCGAGCCCGAGAAGGGCGCACTGCACGAGGGATTAAAGCAAGTGCGGCGCAAAGAGTTTGACCAGAAGGTCATGCGTGAATTGCTGAAAGATGAGATGGAAGAGCAGATCAAGGGCGGCTACTACACCACCGCACAGATAGGTAATACGATTACGGGTGGTGGTATAGGTGTTACGAGTACTGGTGGGTTTGGTCAAGCGCAGATCAAAGCACAGGGCACGGCCATTACGGTTGCCGAACAAACCCGAGCACTCGATGCAAAGACCTCTTTGAAAGCCTTTGAATGAACGAGTTTTGTGCGGGGGTAAAAATTCTGCTGGAGCGTATGAAATCCAACCCCGAGGATTTTCAACAGCACGACTACGACATGGCTACGAACAACTTTATTGAAGGTCGGTTCTACGATTTTGCAAAGTTAATAGGGCAAGTTGTATACGCGGGGGAGACAGAAAGGCCGTGGGCAGACTGGCACTGCTTTACTGAAGAGGAGCGCCAAGCCTTGATTGCTGGGTTCAAAGAAATGAAGCGGACCCAGTTTGACAAAAATATCATGGAGCGGGTGTTTGATGAGCAATACAGCATGGAACGCCAGCGCGAGGAACGGCGGCAAAAGCAGCAATCCATATATGCCCAAAAAGTCCACGCCGCACAAGTCCACGCCGCACAAGTACAAGGCCAAGCACATCTTGCAATATCGGCACAACAGGGCGGTACGGGCTTCTCAGGCGGTGGTCTCATGAACGCTATGGGGCTTGGAAACATTTTCAAATGAACATCCTCACAATCGACTTTGAGACCGCCTATGGCGGGACTCTTGGGTTCAAGACCCAGACCACTGAGGAATACATTCGGGACTCGAGGTTCGAGGTTATCGGTGTTGCAGTACAGATAAACGATGGCGTACCCATTTGGTTCAGCGGGAGCCACCAAGAGTTGCACCAGTTCCTCACCCCCTTCGACCTGCCCAATCATTTGGTCTTAGCGCACAACGCGCCGTTCGATGGAGCCATCCTGAATTGGATTTTTGGCATGAAGCCGAAAGGCTTTCTGGATACGCTGAGCATGGGACGCGCCCTGCATGGGACTGAGGTTGGCGGGAGTCTTGCGGTCCTAGCCTCTCACTATGGGTTGGGTGTCAAGGGTGAGCAGGTTGCAAAGTACATCAACTATTTCCGCAAGGACTTCACGCCAGAGGAGTTGGCCGACTATGGAAGCTACTGCGCGAATGACGTGACCCTGACATGGGCGCTGTTTAATGCCATGAGCAAGAACTTCCCCAAGGTTGAGTTGCGGCTGATCGACTTAACCGTCCAGATGTTCACCGACCCAGTGTTGCAGTTGCACAAGGAGACCCTGCGTGACCACCTGCTCAAAGAGCGCCAGCGCAAGGAAGACCTGCTGGACAACTTCGACAAAGACACGCTGATGAGCAACCCGCAGTTTGCTGACCTGCTCAGAACATTTGGTGTTGAGCCGCCCATGAAGAAAAGCCCGACCACGGGCAAGCAGACCTATGCGTTTGCAAAGAGTGACGAGGACTTCAAGGCGTTGCTGGAGCACGAGAACACAATGGTCCAAGCGGTTGTGGCTGCGCGGCTAGGTACAAAGTCAACGATCGAAGAGACCCGCACCGAGCGGTTCATTGGGATTGCCGAGCGGGGGGCACTGCCTGTACCCCTGCGGTATTACGCCGCACACACAGGGCGTTGGGGTGGGGACGACAAGCTGAACTTGCAGAACCTGCCGCGCAACTCCCCCCTGAAACACGCAATCATCCCACCCAAGGGGTATGTGTTGTTGGACTCTGATTCATCTCAGATTGAGGCACGGACGCTGGCGTGGCTGGCTGGACAAGACGATTTGGTGGAGGCATTTGATCGTGGCGAGGACGTATACAAAATCATGGCTTCGGCTATTTACGGCAAGGCTATTGCGGAAATTACCAAGGATGAGCGGTTCGTTGGTAAAACGACAATTCTTGGGGCGGGGTACGGCATGGGCGCGGCAAAGTTTCAAGCACAACTTAAAAACTTTGGCGTGTCTATTGAACTCGCAGAAGCGAAGCGCATCATTGACACGTACCGACTGACGTACCCCATGATTCCCGAACTGTGGAAGTCTGCGGGTCAAGCCCTCAAGGCCATATTGCAGAAACAGCTTACCACTTTAGGGCGGAACAAACTGTTGAAGGTTGAGGGCGACAACGGTATTATTCTTCCCAATGGTTTGCGCCTGCGGTATCCAAACTTACGCCTATATGAGAATGAGGAAGGCAAGGCCGAGATCGTCTACGACACCAAGAAGGGCAGGGCAATCATCCCCAACCGAATCTACGGCGGCAAGGTGGTTGAGAACGTGTGCCAAGCGTTGGCCCGTATCGTGATCGGTGAGCAGATGTTGCTGATTGCCAAGAAGTACAAAGTGGTGATGACGGTGCATGACGCCATCGCTTGCATCGTGCCCGAGGCCGAGGCTGAAACTGCCAAAGAGTTTGTTGAGTTGTGTATGCGCCTACGCCCTGCGTGGGCTCCCGAGTTACCCCTGAACTGTGAGGCTGGATATGGACAAAGTTATGGTGATTGTTAAAGGAGAACTGATGGTTGATTACGCCTACCCCTGCATGATGGCAGAACGCGCCCTAAAGGACGCCCATGATTCGATGCTTGATCGTGAATATGACAAGGCCATTGAGCACACGCTTGAAGCTATGGCCGAGGTCAAGCTGATGTTGAACGCGATTAAAGAGATGAAGGAGCGGGCAGGTGAATAAACCACTGATCGACAAGTTTTTTGATCGTGTCACTTCCAACGAGTTTGGGGTGCCGATTGAGTTCCGACACAACGCACCAAAGAAGTACGTGCAGACATTTATTCTGTCGCCCGAAGTTGCGTTAAGCGCCGAGATGCTTGTACGTTCAAAGTCTTTCAAGATGCCCAGCCTCGCTGAGTTGCACATGCCGTACCCGCATACGGTGATCGAGTATCCGCTAACAGAGGACATTCGCAAACTACGCGATAGCGGAACCATCAATGGCATCGTGGAGATAACACGCATTGGCGCATATATCCATGAGCTTAGTGAAGGTGTGTTCACTTGCTTGCCATACTGGGAGTTTGTTGACGGTCGCATTCAGCACAGCTTCTTTACATTTTTGTTTGGCATGGACGCCCTTGGCGCGTTTAAAGTGTCTCTTAGCTCTAAGGCCGACGGAGAAGGCGCTATTGATTGCAACCTCATTCCATGCCCAGCGTTTATCGTAGCCGCAGAAAAAGCGGGGGTCGTACCTGAACGCTTGGCGCAAATATTTCACGCACCTGAGACACAACAGCACATCAGGGAAGCCGCCACAGAAATCCCATGTCTTATGTTTGCCTCTTATCTTTTGCTTAGCTGTAAGAGCGGGGTAGGTCGGACTAAGGTTCCCGCACGGATACCGCCTAAAGGCGCGAAGCTTGGTGGTAAAAAACAGAAAGCGTACTCTGCCAGTGCGTACACACTGTTGCATTTGGAAGAAATTGAAAGCGCCACCACCGATGGTGTTGTCAGTCGTCGCTTAGATATTTCAGCCCATTACGTGCGGGGCCACTTCAAGCAGCGTAAGAGCGGTATCTATTGGTGGAATTCATTTGTGCGTGGCAACGGGGAACCCCGTCAACGCGAAGCTTACTTGGTAGAGGAGACAGCATGAGCATCGTCTGGTCGTTCAGCAGTCTGAAAACATTTCAGCAGTGCCCCAAAAAATACTATCACACCAAGATAGCCAAGGATATTGTTGAGCCCGACACACAGGCCACGCTGTACGGCAAGACTGCTCATACTGTGGCAGAGGAATACATCCGAGACGGCAAGCCCGTCCCACCTGCGTTCGACTACATGTTGCCAGTGCTGGAGACGTTGGACGTAATCCAGGGGGAAAAGCTATGCGAGGTCAAGTTGGGCTTAACGAAGAGCTTGGAGTCATGCGATTTCAGCGCGACGAATGTATGGTGGCATGGCATAGCCGATTTGGTAGTCATCAACGAGGAGAAACAGTTGGCGCACTCAGTGGACTACAAGACCAGCAAGAGTGCGCGTTATGCGGACGTCAAGCAACTCGATCTTGTGGCGGCTGGCCTTTTTGCCAAGTTTCCGCAGATCAACAAGGTGAAATCAGCTTTGATCTTCGTGGTGAGTAAAGAGTTTGTGAAGGCCACCCACTACCGGGAGATGATGCCCAAGTACGTGGAGAAGCCAGCGCAAGATGTTGCCCGTATAGAGGCGGCACTGAAAAACGGGGTGTGGAACCCCATCCAAGGGCCATTGTGCAAATTCTGCTCAGTGAAGCAATGTGAGTACAACAGGAGTTGATATGACAAAGATGACAAACGAAGAAACTGACACCGCCCTGATTCTTGAGGGCGAACTGAAACGCCGAGTGACCGAGGTACTGGGCCAAATCGTACACAACGTTGTACGCAGAGAAATGCAGACGCAGTTTGCCGAACAGAAATCCAACATGCTGATGGAGATTAGCATCGCAGTTGGTAAGATGCTGAGGGTCATGGAAGAGGAGGGGCGCAACCCTTTATGGGAGGCAACCCCCGCAGAGTTTGGCTTGACCCGTGACGACCTTAACGCTCACAACATAGGAGGCCCAAATGCCATACGTGAACAAACCCCGACCCTATAAAAAGGAATACGAGCAACAGCTTGCCCGAGGTGAGGGCAAGTCAAGGCTGGAGCGCCAACGCGCCAGGGAAAAGATCGACAACAAGAACACGGACGCCAATGGCGATGGACGTGCAGATATCAGAGAAGGTAAAGACGTTGCGCACCGCGTAGCTCTGTCCAAAGGCGGCTCCAATAAAAATGGTGTACGCTTGGAAGCCCCAAGCGCGAACCGATCGTTCAAGCGTGGGTCAAACCACAAAGTTGTATCAGAAGTCAGTACGAAGGAACGTAAGAAAAAATGAATCTATCAGAGTATGAGTGGCCCCGGCCTCCGGGGTTCACACCGTTCGCGCATCAGAAGGTCACAGCAGAGTTTTTAGCGAATCAGCGTAAAGCGTTTTGTTTCAACGAGCAGGGCACGGGCAAGACAGCATCCGTGATCTGGGCTGTAGATTATTTGATGAAGTTGGGTTTGGTCAAACGAGTGTTAGTGATTTGTCCGTTGTCCATCATGAAGCCATCGTGGCAAGTTGACCTGTTCAAGTTTGCCATCCACCGTACAGTGGCTATTGCGCATGGCTCAGCCAAGAAGCGCAAAGAAATTGTTGAGGCTGGGGCCGAGTTCGTTGTCGTTAACTTCGATGGTGTTGGCATCATCAAGAAGCAGATCATGGACGGCGGGTTCGACCTCATCGTAGTGGACGAGGCATCGGCGTACAAGAACGCCCAGACTGTGCGGTGGAAAGACCTGCGCGACTTGACACGGGTCATCAAAGGACTGTGGATGCTCACGGGTACGCCTGCTGCGCAGTCTCCTGTGGATGCTTACGGACTAGCAAAGCTGGTCAACCCCAGCGGTGTGCCGATGTTCTTTGGGCAGTTCCGCGATAAGGTCATGAACAAGGTCAGCATGTATCGGTGGCTCCCAAAGCCGGATGCGTCCCAGACTGTCCATACCATCCTACAGCCAGCTATACGCTTTGAGAAGAAACAGTGTCTGGACCTGCCCCCGGTGACTTTCACCGAGCGCGAAGCCCCGATGACGGCACAGCAAAAGAGTTTTTACAAGCGCCTCAAGGACGAGATGCTGATCGAAGCGGCAGGGGAAGAAGTCTCTGCGGTCAATGCGGCTGTGAAGATTAACAAGCTGCTTCAGATTGCTTGCGGGTCGGTGTATACCGACAACCATGAGGTGGTGGACTTCGATGTATCCAACCGACTGAATGTGGTGCAGGAAGTTGTTGACGAGTCGAGCAACAAGGTGCTGATCTTTGTGCCGTTCACTCACTCCATCGAAGTGTTGGCCAAGCATTTGACCAAGAACGGCATAACGTGTGACGTTATCAACGGCGCAGTGTCGGTTAATCGGCGCTCAGATATCGTCCAGCGGTTCCAGAGTCAGCCTGACCCAAAGGTGCTCATCATCCAGCCAATGGCCGCATCCCACGGGCTTACCCTAACCGCCGCCGACACAATTATTTGGTACGCTCCCTGCACCAGCGTAGAGACGTACCTGCAAGCCAATGCCCGTATCGACCGTCCCGGTCAGGTCAACCCAATGACCATCGTGCATATCACTGGCAGTCAGGTGGAAACCCGGATGTACTCGCTACTGCGGGGCAACATCGCCAACCACCAACAAGTGATTGATTTGTACCGCCAAGAAATTTCTTCACAAGAGACTTGACAATGTACAATCTTGTGCTAAACTAACCCCCACAACAACAGGAGCGAACACATGGACGAAGCAGTTCAGGAGGTAGTCACCTCTACACCAGACCTCAATAACCTGACAAAGGTTTACTTGAGAATACGAGATGCCCGTGATGACCTCACGGCGAAATACAAAAAAGAACACGCAGAACTTGAAGAGCAAATGGGCTTGATCGAGACAGAAATGCTCGATACATGCAAGTCTATGGGCGTCGAGAGTATGCGCACCCCGCACGGCACAATTATTCGATCGGTTAAGTCACGGTACTGGACGAATGATTGGGATTCAATGTACACCTTCATAGAGGAGACCAGTGCATTCGGCCTGCTAGAGAAACGAATTCATCAAACACATATGAAAGAGTTTCTTGGAGAGAATCCAGACCTTTACCCGAAAGGGATGAATGTCGAAAACACATACACCGTGGTTGTTAGACGCGCAAAGGAAATTTGAAATGAGCAACATCGCTTTATTGAACCAAGACCTCCCCGACTTCCTGCAAACCGCTGGAGTCAGTGACCTCACCAAACAACTCGCTGGCCGTACTGGCACTAAGCGCATCGTCCCCAAGAACGGCATCTTCCGCAAGGTTGTCGGTGGCGAGGAGATGGGCAAAGTAAAAGGCACGATGGACGTTATCGTTGTCAGCGCCTCCCCCAAAGTGGGCCGCATCTTCTACGCGAAGCAGTGGACCCCCGATGCCGAGCCGACTGCACCTGATTGCTTCTCCAATGACGGCAATGCGCCTGATGCGGGGTCTGCCAACAAGCAGTCTGATCGCTGCGACTCCTGTTCGCAAAACATCAAGGGTTCGGGTATGGGCAACTCCAAGGCTTGCCGCTACTCTCGCCGTATTGCTGTGGCATTGGTTGAGGACTTCGGCACTTCGCTCGAAGGTGAGGTGTACCAGATGAACTTGGCTTCCAAGTCTTTGTTTGGCGAAGGTGTCGGTGACAACACCCACACGTTTGAGAACTACACCAAGTATCTGGCCAACAACGGCAAAAGCTTGGACTACGTGGTTACCCAGATGAGCTTCAACGAGGACAACGACAACCAGTCCATTCTGTTCACCCCCGTGCGCTTCATCGACAAAGCGCAGTACGAAGTGACCAGCAAGGTTGCCGCCAAGCCCGAGGTGCAGAAGATGGTGACGATGACCCCGTATCAGGCCGACGTGTCTGGTCGTGCGCCTAAATTGGAAGCGCCCAAAGCAACCATCGCTGCCCGCGCTCCCAACACACATGGCGATATCGACGCGGTGGCTGAACCCGAGGTTGACGAGCCCAAGAAACGGGAGTCGAAGAAAGCTGAAACCCCTGCACCCACTGCCAAGAAAAACTTGGATTCTGTGGTTGCGGCATGGACTGACGAGGAATAAGCATGAGCTATGGTTACAGCCAGAACTTGGTGGAGGCCAACAAAAAGGCTGACGCTGGGTCTCTGGGCGTAGCCTTGGGCCGTCTGTGTATCGAGAACGGGATTCCCGTGGGCATCATTGCGGAAACACTGGGGGTAAGTCGCTCCACGATTTACAACTGGTTTTGGGGCGTCACCGTCCCAATCCGCGCCCACAACGAACAGATCGAACGATTCATAGCACGACACAAGAAGCGCAAATAACATGTCCGACTTTGACCTACTCGACACCGTGCTGCCTACGGATGGGCGGTACTGCGTGGTTGGGATTGGGGACTATGTAGACCAACGCTTTGCAGATACGAGGGAACAAGCCGAAGAACTTATCGAGGAATTCAAACAACAGCAGGTCAATGCGTATTTCGGGTGTGCCAAGTTTGGTCCACTGAACAACAGGACGCATGAGAACGTAGCCTTTGTCCGCGCCTTATGGCTGGATATTGACTGCGGCCCGACCAAAGGTGTGCCCAATTCCAAGGGGAAGATCGAAGGCTATCTCGACCAGCAAATAGGGCTGGACGAGTTCAAGAAGTTTTGCAAGACAGTCGGCTTACCTAGACCGATACTGGTGAATTCTGGAAACGGCATTCACGCCTACTGGTTGCTTGAAGAGACACTGACCCGCACCGAGTGGGAACCTCTGGCCAAGCGGCTGAAACAACTGTGTAAAGAGCACGGGCTGATTGTTGATGAGAAGGTGTTTGAGGCATCGCGTATCCTGCGCCCGCCCGGAACACTGAACTACAAGAAAGGTTTGGAGACCAAGCCGATCAGCATGTGGAATGAAGTCTCGCCGAGGATGACGGTGGCACAAGTACGGGAGTTGCTGGGAGCACCCGAACCTGAACCCGAAGAAGAAAAGCCTGACTTCATCCCAAGCTCGATCAGTCCGATGATGGAAGCACTGATGGCCAACAAGGTCAAGCGGTTCAAAACCATCATGCTCAAAGCAGAGAACGGTTGCCCGCAACTCAATTACTGTTTTGCAAATCAAGCCGAACTTGACGAGCCGTTGTGGCAGTCGGCGCTTTCGATTACTGCGTTCTGTGTAGATGGCGACAAGGCTGCGCACAAAATGTCAGATCAGTATCCAGACTACGACCCGACAGAGGTTGACCTGAAACTGATGAACATCAGAAAGCGTGGTGGGCCGCATCACTGCACAACATTTGAGGAGCGCAATCCGACCGGATGCGATGGGTGCATCCACAAAGGCAAGATCAAATCGTCCATTGTTTTGGGCATAGAAATAGAAGAAGCCGACGAGGCCGACAACGAAGTAACCGTCGAAGAAGAGGACGGTGGGGAACAGAAATACACGATTCCAGAGTATCCATTTCCATTCTTTCGGGGCA